ATTTGAGTGACCGCAAAGGTCATTTTTTATTTTTATATTTTTTTGTGAGTAACCAATAAATACCCACAATAAGCATATCACATATGCAATAGCAAGTCAAATTAAAATTAATTATAGGAGGAGATTTAATATGAGAAAAAAGTTAAAGTTTGATAATAAGGTTGGAGTATATGCTTTGATTGATAGGGTTAACAATGAATTTAAATATATTGGATCTGGGGATTTGGAGTCAAGGGAATCAAATCATATCAGTTTGCTTCGACATGGTAAGCATAAAAACAAAAGTATACAAAGTTTATTTAATGAGATTGATGAAAGAAATTTACAGCTTGAAGTAATTGAATATTGTGATGAAGAGGATAGTTTAAAGAAAGAAAAGTATTACAAAAATTTGTTAAAAGATACTATTTTAAACATAAAAGATATTATTAAAACTGAGAAGAAAATAAGGACACCTGAAGAAAAAGAAGCAATTTCTCAAATGTTTAGAGAATTATTTAGTGGAGAGAAAAATCCAAATTGTTGTAAATTAAGTAATCAATTGGCTGGTGAAGTGTTGTGGATCAAACAGAATTTGAATTTAAAACATAGTGAAATTGCAGAAATGTATAATATTAGTACAAGTATGGTTAGCAGGATAGGCAAGCAAAGATGGAAAGATGTTAAACCTGTAGTTCCATATTCTTACAATGTAAAGGAAATAAAAAAATCTAAGAAGAATGAAATTATGGATATATTTGAATTTATTAATCGTGCTAGTATGTAGGAGGATTTTTAATATGCAGGGAACATTTAGTCCTAATCTGATGGCTTATTTGTTATGTCATGGTGTTGATTTTGATGATTGTGAGTTATTAGAGAGTGATAGGAAAAAAGGTGAATATTATATGAAAATTAGATATGATATTAGTGAGTTGAAAGAACAGTATAAGAATGATGAAGAATTGCATAGGTTTTTAGGTGCTTATAAGTTTGTGAGGATGGAGATTGGGAAGAAAAGGTATGGAGGAATGTAATATGTGTAAATTTAAATACCAAAAGGAAGAAATATATTATGATGAAATAATTGAAAATCTAAGATATATATTAAAAGATATTCTAAATGCTATGGAACAAGTTATGGATAAAATCTCACATGAAGAATTTAATAATATGAGAGCAGTTGGAAGAAGAATATTATTAGAACATTATATGAGACATGAATATATACAAATAAATGAAGAAATTTAAATAAAATTAATGCAATAATAAAATATAATTATAAATGTAAGGTGTTTAGTTTATAAGTTGGGAGAAATAATATGGAATTTAATGATATTATGATTGTAAAAGAATTAATGAAAGCACAAAGCAATTTAATTGATAGAGGAGAGATAACTTATGTCACTAGATGATTTGTTGGTAGTTTATAAAGAGTTAACAAGAACACAAAATAACTTGATTGATGAAGGTGTATATTTTATTAGGTTACATGATTTGATTAAAGAAGTTATTAATGATATTGATGAAGGGTGTTGTGATTGTAGTTGTAGTAAGTGATTGAGTTGAATTAGAGGACTGCTTAAAATTTCCTTGTCTTAAATCCAATGAAGATGGCAAAGTGTATTGTTGATTGGAAATAATTTATGGAATTAAACATGGAAATAATCAATGGACACGAAATAATTTCGCCTCCCCTAGTTATAAAGAATTATCAAAACAAATAAATTTAACTGAGAGACAAATACAAAATTATAAATCATTAGGGTTGGGAAAGTGAAATATATTTTCCTTCCCTTTTTTGTTTTTAGTTGAGTAAAAGTGGTAAAGTAAATGGAGGTGATTAACTTAAAATGAAAAATAAAGATGAAAGTAAAAATACAATTAATGAAAGTAAAAGTATAAAATTGACAGATAAGCAAAAGAAATTTGTACAGGAATATTTAGTGGATTTAAATGGAACACAAGCATGTATTAGAAGTGGATACAGTGAAAAGACTGCAAGACAGATAGCTACTGATTTATTGTCGAAAGTTCACATACAGCAAGCACTGGACGAAGCACAGCAGAAAATCATAAAGAAAACCAAAATAACCCAAGAAAGAGTATTAGAGGAATATGCTAAGATTGCCTTTTCTGATCTATCTGAATACATTTCATTCGAGAATGGCAAGGCTACATTGAAGAATATTAATGATATTCCTAAGAATATAAGAGCTGTGATAGCTGAGATTAAAGAAACTAAGGACGGATTAACATTCAAATTACACAGCAAAACAGATGCTTTAAACTCAATTGCAAAGCATTTAGGTATGTTTATTGAGCGTAGTCAAATAGATATTAACTCACAATTAACAGATGATTTAGAGAAGGCTTTAGTTAATCCAGATGTTCAGAACATAGCTTTAGAATTATTTAGAGCGACACATAATAAAAATAATGAAGAAGCTGAAGTAGAAGAAGGATTACATTAATACAATACACGTTCACAAGGGTACGTTTGTGACACCATAAACTTACCCGTTTAAGTATTAGTAATAGTTATCAGCGAAATGTAACTTACACCTATGTACAATGTGTACCTATTTACGATCCGATAAAAAATGTTATGTATACTAGATTTATTATTGAACATTCAAAAAACATAGATATAATCAATGGTACAAAGTTTTAATAATAATTACGCTGGATTATTCGGAACTTTAGGCAATATATCTGTATGTTTAAATAGTATTTATATTTATCCAGCATAATTATTATAGTATTTGTATTGATAGAGTAAGAGGTAATATTAGTATGAAATATTTCTTTTGTGCTAAGTTGAGGGAAATAAATAAAAATAAATTTTCAAAATTAAATAATATTTGTAAAAAATTTTAAACCCCACCCCCTCCAATTTTGAAAAAAATTTTCTCGGTATGTAACAAAAAATTTCTGAGCAAATTTTCAAAAAATCACTTTTTATATATTACATATAATTACAATCAACAAACAGAAGGAAGGTGATATACAATCCCAAAATCAACCACATCAACACAACTCACACCAGAACAACTAACATTAATATGGAATCAAATGGCAAAATCAAATTTCACATTTTTCATGGAGTATGAATCAAAAGGTAAATGGCAATCTTGCAAACATCTAAATCTACTATGTTCTAAACTTCAAGAAGTAGAACAGGGAACCACTAAACGCCTAATAATCTCATTACCTCCCAGGCATGGTAAATCAGAATGTGTATCTAAGAAATTCCCTGCTTGGTATTTAGGCAAACATCCTGATAAAGAAATAATTCTAGCTTCATACGCCGCAGAACTAGCAGAAGATCATTCTAAAATAGCTAGAGATACACTTAAAGAATGGGGATATATATTCAATGTTAATGTAGCTAAAGAATCATCCGCTGTAAATAGATGGGGTATATCTAAACATAGAGGCGGTTTAACAGCAGCCGGTGTCGGAGGTGCAATTACAGGTAGGGGTGCAGATATAGCAATAATTGATGATCCATTTAAGAATCAAGATGAAGCAGATTCAGAAGCACATAGAAAAAAAGTTATGTCCTGGTATAGGACAGCTTTAAGAACTCGTCTAGCTCCAAATGGTTCAATTATAATAGTAATGACAAGATGGCATGAAGATGATTTAGTAGGAAATTTATTACAAGAACAATTAGAAGATGGTGAACAATGGGAATATATTTCTTTTCCTGCATGTGCTGAAACAGATGATGTATTAGGTAGAGTTCCAGGAGAATACTTATGGACAGAAAGATTTTCACCTTTAGAATATGAAATGACAAAAAAAGCTGTAGGAACTAGAGCATGGAATTCATTGTATCAACAAAAACCTTCACCAGATGAAGGTAATATATTTCTTAGACAATGGTTTAAATATTATTTAAATCTTCCTAAAAGATTTGATACAGTTATCCAATCATGGGACTTTGCATTTAAAGACTTGAAAACTTCTGATTATGTTGTTGGACAAGTTTGGGGTAAATATGGTGCAGATATTTATTTAATTGACCAAATAAGAGATAGATTAGATATGCCAAAATCATTAAAAGCTGTAAGAGATATGAGTAAAGCATATCCACAAGCAAAAATAAAATTAATCGAAGATAAAGCTAATGGTTCAGGTATTATTGCTATGCTCAAAAAAGAAATTCAAGGTATCATTGCTGTTAATCCCCAAGGTGGAAAAATTGCTAGAGCACATGCAATAACTCCTATAGTAGAATCTGGAAATGTTTATTTACCACATCCTACAATTAAATTATGGATTAATGATTTTGTTGAAGAAGTAGTTTCATTTCCAAACGTCAAAAATGATGATCAGACGGATGCAATGACACAAGCAATATCAAGAATTAATAAACGGAGAAATTTAGGATTGCAAAATAAACCAGCAGGGTGGTAAAAGTATACCTATTTACATTAGTAAATTCAAGGGTTGAAAGGTATACCTAATTTTTATATAAGAAAGTGTGGTGAAAAATATACTTACTGACTTAAACTTTTTACAGCCTGGAGTGGATAACTCTTGGCCTCCTAATGATGCTGATACTAGAGAAAGATTAAAAACTTATAATACCAATAAATTACTATATGACGGAAAACATGATCGTGTTTATACAAACTGGATTAAATTATTACGTGAAGATAATCAAGCAACAATGGAAATTATTTTAAATTGGCATAGAAGATTAACTAAACTTTTTGCTGACTTGTTGCTAGGTGAGGTTCCGAGGGTTATCGTTGGAGATATAGGCACTCCTGAACAAATAAATATTGACAGAATAATCGAGGATAACAACTTCTTTAATCATGCTTACAAATCAGTAATAGATTGTTCTAGATATGGTGATGGATTGTTAAAACTTAGATATGATAAGAGGAGCGTAATCGAGGTAATATCACCTACAATCTGGTTTCCAGTTGTTGATATGTTTAATTGTAATAATATTCTTAATCATGTTTTAGCTTGGAAATATACTTCAAATAAAACTGATTATTTGCGTACAGAAATTCATTATAAAGGAAAAATCCAAACTAATACATATTTATTAGAGAAAGATAAAATATCTCAATTAGTAGAATCTAATACTGTTTCAACAGGTATAGAGGATTTTCTAATCATTCATATCCCCAATTTAATGACATCCGAAGATGTAACAGGAAATGATGACTACAAAGATATTGATTCAATTATACAGGAAATTGAAGTTAGATTTTCCCAAATAAGTAGAATTTTAGACAAGCACACATCGCCTCATATGTACGGGCCAGATATTGCAATAGAAACAGATTCAAATGGTCAATCAAGTTTTAGAGGTGGAGGAAGTTATTTTCCAATTACTTCCAAAGATGAAATTATACCAGGATATATTGTCTGGGAGAGTCAGCTTCCGGCTGCATTTAAAGAGATTGAAATATTGTTACAACAATTGTTTTATATTAGTGAATCTTCACCTGCCGCTTTTGGAGACAATAGAGAAGGGTTGGTTGAATCTGGAAGTGCATTAAAAAGGTTATTTTTACCATCTCTTATAAAAGTAAATAGAATTAGATTGGTACTTGATCCTGCTATCAAAAAAATATTAAAGTTGGCTTCAAAATTAGAACTGGTACAAGGTAAAATAGGTGCCACAGCAATAAATTCCATTTTTATTGAGTGGAGAGATGGTCTTGTTGAGGATGATGCTGAGAAAACAAATTTAGAAGTACAAAAATATGGTGGAGGAATATCTTCTTTAGAATCTTCAGTAAGAAACGTAAGTAATTTAGAAGGTGAAAGATTACAAAAAGAAATTAACAAAATCAATGCAGAAAAAAAGGCTGATAGTGTTGAACCTCCTAAAATAACATTATCTAATACTGGAAGTGTTGTATAATGGCAATAGATGAAGAATTAATCAGAGAATCAGAGGATGAAGGTGATAGATTAACTTCATTATTTGATAAAGTTGAGAAGTTTATTACCGAAGCATTTATTGCTTCTATTGGAACAAAAGTATTTTTAACAGGTATTAATAAAGCCAAGCAAGATAGTTTAAATATCATCAATGATTTACGAAACGAAACTCAAAAATGGCTTAATATAGCAATGCCTAAAATCTACATGTCAGGTGTTCAATTTGCTGATAAGCAGATTAAAAAAGCTGGTGGAAAACTTGTTGATATGGGAGAGATTCACAATATAGCCGTTCAAATTGCTTCAGATTCTATATATAATCGTTTAGAACAACAATTCTTTACTGTTGGTAGAAGGGTAGAAGATATATATAGGAATTTAGCCTTGGAGCATATTCGACAGACTGCTATTGGTGCAAAAAGTTGGCAACAAGGTTCAAGAAATTATTTAAACGATCTATTAAAGAATGGAGTAACTGGTTTTACAGATAGTGCAGGTAGACAGTGGAACATGAAGACTTATACAAAAATGGTTATAAGAACAGGTGTTATGGAGACACATCTTAATGCTACAGCAAATAGATTTGTTGAAAATAAATATGATTTAATAAAAATTTCTAAACATTCTAATCCATGTGAATTATGTAAACCTTGGGAGGGTGAAATTTTATCCCTTACTGGCAACACTAAACGATATAAAACACTAGAATTTGCCAAATCTAAAGGTTTATTCCATCCAAATTGTAAACACGCTTATGGAGCATATTTACCTGAATTAGATAATTAATATTTAAAATTGCCTTTTTTAGTATTTTGTAGGTTATAACAAAAGACCACAGGTGGAGCCGACCACTTTAAAAAGGTTAGTAGGAAAATTGAGAGGAGAAATTTAATATGGATTTAAAAGAATTATTAGGTGAAGAATTATTTAAGCAAGTGCAAGAAAAGATTGGTGACAAAAAACTTATTGTAAATGATGGAAATTATATTCCTATTGATAAATTCAATGAAATTAACGAATCAAAAAAGGAATATAAGAAAATGATTGAAGAACGAGACAAGCAATTAGAAACATTGAAAGCTAAAGCAACAGGGAATGAAGAATTAACAAAACAATTTGAGGATTTAAAGAAGTTAAACGAAGAAGCAACAAAGCAGTATGAAGCTAAAATTGCAAAGCAAACTTTTGATTACAAACTCGAATCTGAACTTATGAAAGCAAAAGGTAAGAATACCAAAGCCATCAAAGCATTGCTAGATGAAAGTAAGATTATTGTAGATGGCGACAATTTAATAGGGTTAGATGATCAACTTAAAGCATTACAAACTTCAGATGGTTATCTGTTTGGAGAAACTACTCCAATTGGTT